TTAACGCTTTTAGTATTCCAGTGCGGTCTTGCGGCTGGTGTGATTTATTATTAACCAAAGTGCCATCGGCGGCTTTGGTTTGAAATTTGCTTAGTAACTCTTTTACACTTATCATTTCGGTGTAAACCTTTAAATCGCCGGAAATAGAATCAGTGATAACTTTATCAAAGTCCATTTCATGTTCCTGCAAAAGTAAATCATATTTACTTTCACTTACTGATTTTTTCCAAAGTCCAGGTATGTGTACATCCTTATGACTATCCAACACATTGCTTGGAGATATAGCGCATTTTACTTTAATGGTATTTTCATCTATAACGGTCAATTGCAAAACAGGTGTTAAGAAGTTAGAGCCTTTTACAACTGCGCTTCCTTCTACGTTTTTTGCCTCTAATATAGCCCAAAAATACTCTTCAACATCATCTTTATTTAATATTTCGGTTTTGTACTTATCAAAGTTTTCTTTGTTTTGAGTATACTCTGGCTGATCGTTATCATAGCAAAATAGCAACTTCATGTAACGCATGCCAACGGAATGATTTAAAACCCATCCGTTAAGGTATTGCTTAAACATCTCTTCATTACGCTCGCGTTTTATTATAGCTTCATAAACCAACACTTCAAGTTTATTAATACCGCCGTTATATGCCTTTTGAGCAGCATCATAAAGCACACCTGAAAAATCAGCTTTTTGTATTTCTGACTTCTTTTTATGTATGGCTAATTCCCTATCGGCAAGTATTTCTTTTAGTGTCATTTTGTAACTATTTTATCCATTTCTTTCAACTTTTGTTCTAAAGCCTGTTTTATTTCAGGGTTATTAGCAGTTTTAATTTTAGCTACTAGTTCCTGTTTTTGTTCTTGCTGCTGCTGTTTTGGTTTCATCTCTTGTAAAATTAAGATCAAGATACTGATTTACTTCTTCAATTGGAACACCGTTATTCAATAAGTTGTTAAAGGTATTAACTTTTATTTGCTCTGTCAATGCCCTGTCTTTTTCAAAGACCTGCATAAATGGTAAATGCGCCCAATCAATTACTAATTTCCATCCACGTTGTGAGTAACCCCAACGCTTAGATAAAGCATCCATGAAGTCATTGCCTTTGGGCTGTAACGTATATGAAACATGCGAAGCTCTCGCCTTTTCCTGATTTTCGTATGTTGCGGATTGGTAAGCCTCAAGTACATCTCGTGGGATACCAAACATATTACCAATTATAAAATATTGTGCTAAATAGTTTTCATTTAACACCATATTACGCATATTCTCAACAAAACGCTTAATCTCAATCATTGATTTAACAGCGTGTACTTCTTTATCCCCGTTAACTTTTCGCTCTATATCTCCCTTTTCGGTTTCAGATAAAGGCATTTTGGTTACATCACTAGGGTCGGCGGTGCCAGCTACTAAGAACTTGCCGCTAAACCGTGTGTTAATGTTATTAGCATCCATAGTAGCCTCGCTGTTGGATATTATTTTATATAACGCATCAATCCGAGACGGCGATTTAAACCAATTACCTACACCGTTTGTAATGTCCGTCATTATGATAAGTTTCTTTAATTGAAACTCAAAGTATGTACCGTCTGAATACCTGTACTTAATTACGGTATTCATTAATTCGTTTTCCTTAGATTGGCTAAATATTAGTTTATCTGCATTTTTCTGTAATTCCGCGGGCCATTCAATCTTAGTAATATCAAGAAAGTACATGCGGTTATTAGTCTTATCGACCACATCGCTATCAACATAGCAATAAGCAGTACCTACCATATTCCAAAACATATAATCCCAAAGAAATTGAGATTTATTTTGTAATGGGTTTGGCTGGCTTAGTAAATCAAGTGCGGGGTCGCCCTCGATAATTCTATCTTTTTTATTGTAAACATATATTTGCCCTAAACTAAATAAATCACATTGCAGGCAGAATACTTTAAGTAACGATGGGTTACTGAATATAGCAGTCAGCTTCTTAGTGTCCTCTGTATAGTCGTTGAACTGTGTTTGCACACCCCAAAAGCGTAACAAAGGTTGCCAAAAATTATTCGAGGTGACGTTGTTCCACCACTTGCTTATCCAGTTCAAATTGATATAATTTTGCTAAAAGTAATAAATATATTTCAAATCAAATATTTTTTATGATGCCGTCCTTAAACATGTGTGAAACACCGTATGCCATTGCATCAAGTAAATGGTTATCCTGATCTACAGGAGTTTCTAAAGTTACACCAAATCTATCCTTATCGTAACAATAATTTTCTTGCTCAAATTCAAGGTTAGTGCTTGTATCCGTATAGCAGATATTTAGGTTATTAAGAATATCAACACGGTTTTTTAAGTCCATTTTAGCACCTACCGATATTGCATAATCCCAACCCGCGTTGCGTAATGATAATATTTTATGTGGCTTGTTGCTATCGCAAATTATTTTACGGCTATGCGGTATGCCGAATTGCCTATACTTCCACGCAACAAGTCCTTTTAACTCACCATCTTCACCAACGCCTGCGCCTCTAATTTGATGTAATTGTGTTTCAGACAAACCACGCTGTATTTCATTCTCGCTATTATAATTCAACTCATGAGCGTAAAGTGTGCCGTCTGAATATTTTAGTCCTAATACCGCCCACGGATCAACTTTACCCCAATCATTACCGATATACTCTTCTTTATCAAGTGATGCGTATTTGGCAAACGGTACTTTCTTAAACGTGTATATCCGTCCATCCACAACGCCGATATTCCCCTCGCCGTAAACCAGCCACATGTTAGCCCAATAGTTGTTTTTTATTACACGCCTATGGGTTATTGTTCCATCTTCACCAACCTCTTTACGCAAAACAAAGTCACCGTTATCCTCTAATTCATAACCTTTTTCTTTATAAAGTAATATTTCGTTACGTTCTTCTTTACTTAAAAACTCGTTATCAAGATATGTTAATTTCAGAAATTCACAATCTTCACGGGTTTCAACTTCGGTATGAAACCAGAATTTTTTATTGGGGTTAAAGTCAATTATAACACGTTTTGCCCTCGATGTGAGTTCTCGGTATGTATCGAACTTAACCTTGTTAGCTTCGTTAACAAACATCACATCAGAGCGCAAACCCTTACCTATATCCTCTTTATCAAGTCCAATAAAACGGATAAAGCTACCATTAGGGAAGCGATATAAAACCCCATCAGTCCATCTATCGCGAACGAAAATATTAAATAGCATCATTATTTTAACGAAGTCTTTAATTACCGTTATCCTCATTTTGGATAACTCATCCGAAGCAATGTAAATTTCTTTGTTTGGCAAGCTGGCAGCATGGTTTATAAGCACCATTAATATTGAGAATGTCTTACCTGCACCCTGACCTCCCTGAATGCCCCAAATACGCTTTCTAAGCCTCGATATCTTCCGTAGGGCTGTCGTTGCTTGAATCATTAAGAGGATCGTTGTTAAGTACGTTTATATTAACTGATTTCTGTCCGTTGTCGGCAGAATACCAACCAAAGTGACGACCTATGTTGGTTAAGCCTGCAACCTTATCATGTAGTGTAAATTCAATAGTTTCTTTTTCAAAACCATCCTCGCTTTTAGATGTAGTCTTTTTAATTGACTTAATAGCTTGTGGATCTTTTACCTCGGATAGCGTTTTCGGGTTTAGGCTATCATCCATATAATTTTGTATATTTGAAAACCCCAATTTAGCCCATTCTTCAATCCATTGGTCTTTTCGTATAGCTGATCTTTGCGCTGCTTCGGCCTGTAAAGACTCTATGTAGTCTTGGCATTCAGGCAATTGTAGCATTTGCCATGCTGTTATTCTTATGTTATCTCCCTGAACACCAGCACGTTTACCTGCTGCTGCTATGTTATAATCCACAACATATTCTTCACAAACACGTTTTTGCAAATCTGTCATTTTGTAAAGTTAAGTAAAGTAGTTTAGAAACTTACACAAAATTTTATAAAGTCAAGGGGCTGGGTATGATATTTTTATTAATAGCTTCAAATATTTTTATCGCCTGTTGATGGGTTAATACTAATTTATCCCTATCCTGAATAATATCAATAGTTTTATTATCAAGCGAGTCATAGATAACCATCTTAACATCGCCTATAAATATTTCTGTATTTTTCATTTTTTTAAATAATTAAATCTCCAAATTCATGATAACTAAATGTCCCGTCAAAAAACACAACCTTGTAAATATTGTCGGGTAATATTTCTTTTACTATGCCAGTACATTCATGGTTCATACTAAACGCATCTTCAATAGTAACCTCTTCTCCTATTTCTATTTCTTTCCTCATCTTATCTAAAAAAGTTGTTGGGGGTGTGAAAAGGTAGTGATTTGAATTGGTCGAGTGATCTAACTAAATAATATTCTTGGCCTAAACTTTCTACACGCTGTTGAAAATCTTTCTGAAAAGGTGATTGTATTCCTAAATCTGTTTTAACCTCAACATAAATAGTTTTGTTTGGTAATACTACCAGCAAATCACTTGCGCCGGGTAATAGTCCTGTATTTTTTAAAGTCTTACCCTCTCGGCTATCACGACCGCCGCCATTAGGAATAGATAGTATCATACATCGTGGTTTGTGATGTAATAGACAATGGTTATTAGTGAACCATAAAACGATTTGTTGTTGGATAAAATTTTCTGTTTGTATCATATGTTAAAAATTTAAAAAAGGTAACATTTTAGCCTTTGTTTTTAGTTAAGTGTTTGATTATCAACATTGTTACCTGTTTTGATAAAAACACGGTTTTGGAGGTTAATAAAAATACATTTTAGTATAGAAAATATTTTATTATTATTTGTCTTATGTGTTATAGTAATATTATTAGGTAACAAGGTAACAAGTCTAATAATCAAGTAGTTAAGTGGTAACATTGGTGGTAACAAAAGGTAACATTTTATCATTAAAGGTAACATTTAGCTAAAAATTAGCCTCTCTTTGTGGTATGTCAGTATATTTCATAAATAATTTTATACCCTTTTTCGTTGTATCACCGTCAATTCGGTGAACTTTATACAAAATTTTGTTTTTTGTCAGCACTTCTTTTAAATCGTATTTTGTTGGCTTCAAAACCGAGTAATTATTTAGGTATTCTAAAATTTCACCCTGATTTAAAATTATCTCTTTTTGCCATTGGCTTTGGGCTTCTAATCGGAAGTGGTTAAAGAAAACTTCTTCAACTGGCAGTACATTTTCGTTTTGTTCTGTATTTTGCTTTATATAGTTAATATCTTTTTCAGTTCTTACTATCCACTCAAATCCTGATTTTAGCAGGCTATAGGCTTCCATAATCAAACCAATCTTATCGATCAATAACATAGCATCATAATCAATTCGATCAACATTTATAGGCAATATTCTACGGTTGCCTGTAACGTCTTTTAATATATCTATCTCGTTGGTAGTACCACAAAGTATTGCCCTGCGTTTAAATGTTTTGCTTTCACGCTCATACGGCCTACGCTGGGTTATGATATTCATATCGCTAATAGCCTTATACTCTTTAACGTCCTTAAAAGCCTTACCTCCAAACTCATCGTCGATAACTAAAAGCGAATTACAAAGGGTGTACATACTATCTTTATCATGCCCATTTATTTTTGATTCAATAACATATTTATCAAGTTCGGCAGGCATTATATTGCGCAGAAATGAAGTTTTACCAGTACCATGCTGTTGACCTGTTAAAA